ATCAATACCGCCACCCTCTGCCTTGTCAAATCGTAAAGTGAAATCACCGCTTGCTTCATTAACTGTTATCTGATCACCGCTAATTGATGCATCCATAGTAGGATCGATATCAAGATCCCCAGTTGTGCCAGTATAATAAAAATATACTTGCGCCTTGTTCCCCGATGCTTTTTCGTCCAATCGTATGTCAGGATCATTAAAATCAGTCCAGTCAATAATCACATCAGATGTCTTATAATGTTTCTTTCTCAGTGGGTTACCTTCATCATCCTTTAAATCATCCTGATCAGAGTCAATCTGTGGTATGCCGTTAAATTCAAGGATAAACCGTCTTGTCTTGCCATTGATATCATTCACAAAATAGCTGATTTTCGGTGGACTTAATTCCGGTTCAAATACCCACTGTTCTGTTATTGTCTCCTCACTACCAGCTCCCCAGCAAGCACCTGTACGTTGCAAAATAATACTTGTTGGTACAGGAGTCGGTGTATCACCTTCAGGAGTTGTGGTAGGAGTTGGAGTAACTGTTGCTGTCACTATAGCCCAATCACCCCAATCAATAGCGTAATCATTCCATTTACTACCTTGCGGTTTAAACCACTGTGGATTAGCCCTTACCTCTGAAACAACCATCTCCGGTATGGGTGTAAATGTTGGGGTAAAAGTAGCTGTGCCTTCCGCTGTAGCTGTAGGAGTCGGAGTAGCAGTAAAATCAGGAATGTATCCCTCTTTCCAGAACCGCACTCCATTCTCTAAAAACTGATACCGCATTTTACCGTCTGCACTTTTCCTAAGTACATACCATACTAAATCCGGTCCTACAGTCTCCTGCCCATAAAGGAACAAATGCCAGCCATCATCCCATAAATAAAAATCCTGTGGATGGGTTTCGGGTGAATGGACAAAGGTGGTGCCCATTGCACCCGCTAGTATTTTAATTGGTGTTCCTATAAACATAATTAATAATATTATTATTACTATCTTTTGGCACATATCATCGTCTAACCACAGTATTATAGGCAAACATTGTACCGCCTGTTATATCAATGCCTTTAATAATGCTGTGTGTAATAAATAAATCACGTGTTCCTACTGCACCATCTGTTATATATAAACCAGTCTGTACCTGTGTTATTCCACTGTTCCAGATATTTATATTTGTCTGGTTACTTGTAAGAGATATCCCTTTAGTAATAACCGCTTCACCACCATTTATTCCTATACCACTTACTTTTACGTTGGAACCGGTAATTTCTATTGCTGAATCCTTATTTGTGGTGGGCTGCAAGATTATACCTGCTAAATGACTATTATTTTGCATTGTAACTAAATCTGTTCCCACACTAGCACTTCCCCTTAAAGTAGTCTTTCCATACATATTCATATTCATCACACCCACATATGCAGGAATAGTTATATCCTCAAAATAATCACCCATTTGTACCAGTACCAGGTATCGTTTATCCCAGGATGCATCTGTGATACCGTCTATCGCTGTTTGTATTGAACTGCCTTCAAACACAAAAATCATCTCATGGTATTCAATATCAGTGGCTTGTATGGATGTAATGAACACACCAAAAACGATAAACAAAACAAATATTAGTCTTCTCATTTCTATCCTTCTAATTCTGGGGGAACCCCACTACATCCAGGATTCCCCCAGTTTGTACCAACCACAAAACACCTAAACAAAAGGAGAAGATATGTGTCTAACTATTAGTCGCTGCGTAATGCCAAATTGGTTAACAATGCCATTGCTTCACAATTCAATATTCCGCAATCGAAGAAATAGTGGTTTGTGTAAAAATATGCATCACAATGCTGGTCGAATCTTGTATATCGTCTAACCTCTTCAAGTACCGCATACCACAGATTATTAGGAAATGTTAACAAAATGTAATTTCCATTTCCTGAAGTATCAACCGGCATAAGAGGTACTTCCATAACCTTTATACCCAGTGGCGTAATACCAGCTACAGGACCATCATAATGTCTGTCACCAAGATCGGTTCCCCTGGTACTCATAACATATCGATAATCCTCAGCAACAGCAGGATGCATATAGAGAGTCAGTTGATTTACCATGCTGTGGTATCTGAAAGGTAATGCTCTTAACAGTCTTTTAAACAATGCAAGTGTGATTGTAGAACCTGCTGCACTAACTGTATTAGCTGTAGCATCACAGATACCACTTGTACAGTTTTCAGCTTGGTAAAGTATCCCGTCAACTGCTTTCAACAATTTTGCCTGATTGGTGCTCAAAGCAGAATATGTGGCTGTATCACCTTGCCAGAACAGTTCCTCAACCTCATTACCCCATTTGCGACCCATAGCAGTATTCATTTTGGTTCGAATGCCTTCACGTTCGATATTATCCTTTACTGCTTCATAAGATATTTTCCAATCCTGTGTTAATTTGACTAGATCGTATTCTGTTTTACCAAATGTAGGTTCCCTGGCATCAGTATCACAGTATACCGCTGTGTTATTGGTATGCTCAGTATTTAACCTAACAGTATAATCACAGATATCAAATGCATCGATTTCGCCTCTAAGAGCGTTTGCACTGATTTTTCTGATACCTGATCCAGGATTAAGTGTTTTTGTTTGATCGACACCCTGGTCGATAAATGCTTTCGCCTGTTCTCTATTTAAACGACCACCAGCCGCTAAATCTGTCAAAGAGATAGTTTTGCGAATATATTCATTTAATTCCGCTTGATTTTGGATTTGTGTAGGGTCCATTATCAGCTTTCACCTCCGCTAGTATTTCAGTTTCAAGTTCAACTTCCACAAACAACATCAGCAACTATATGATTGTTGACCCAACCCAAAAGTCTTCTTTTTCCTCAGGAGTCATATCCTTATAAAGTTTCTTGGGCTTATTAGTGGGTTCTCCATTTTTATTTCCCAACCTGGAAGGACTTTTGGTGAGTTCAACTTTCTTCAGTCTTTCATCAAACTGATCTAATAATTCTTTAGCTTTTTCGCTAAATTCAGTTACCGGTTTAATCATCTTATCAATATCTTTTGTGATATCTTCCGTGATAGACTTTTTTAAAGTAGTATCAGGATCAATTCCTGCCACTTTTTCCAGTTCATCAAGTCTTTTTGTTATTGAATCAAGGTTTCCGGTGAATCCTTCGAATTTCTTGTCTAACAAAGTTTCAATATCTTTTAATTCCACTTCATCAACCTCCGGTTTCACTTTAGGTTCTATTTCAGATTTTTTTATTCCACTATCGTTTTCAACGTTCGTTTTTACTTCTTCAGCCAATTCAGCTAATACCTCCATTAATGAATCAATTGCATTTTTAAACCGGGTTAATCTTTTCCTGGCCATTTTTGCGCCACGTTTAACCAATGGAGCACCGGTTTCTATTTCATCTATCTTTAAACGCCATTCTTTGACGATATTGCTAGTCGATTTATATAGTTTCAGTTCATCTGGTTCTTTAGGTTTCATTCCTAAAACATCTTTTATATGTGTCCAGATATTTTTATTGATTTCATGTTCCTGTTCCTGTGTAATATCCTCAATATCAGTTATTCGAATAGCAGGTGATTTAAGTATCCCAAACCTTGCACCCGTATTTGATGGAATAGTCACAATACTGAGTTCCTGCATATCAAGTTTTGTTGTTTTCTTCACTTGCCGATCAAAATCTATTACTGTTAACCTAGGTTTCGCATAATATGAGAAAGCACCCAATTTACCCTCCCTGATTTCTTTAACAGTGTCTTTTTCATCCACATATGCGATTACATAAGGATCACCACTTTTATTCAATTCATGGTACAAAAGTTTTCCTACAGGACGTTCAAGGTTATGTTGCCTGAGTATTACTCCTGGTGATGGTCCTTTCATATATTCATCAAGACTTTCAATGAATCCCTGTGGGTCAATTTCATCCCGATCCCTATCCATAATCGCAGAACTGGGATTACCGTGAATTAACACTATCTCATCTGGGTTATATCCACCCCTGGATTTAATAAAATTCCGCACAACCTTTTTGTTAAGAGCTTCTTCTTCACTTAAATTATCGGGAGACTTTTTTATTACTTCGAACCCAAAAGTACCTTCGTACCTTTCGTCTACTGCTACATTCTCTTTTTTTTTCTGTTCATCATATTCTTCTACTTCAGGTTTTTCGGGTAATACTTCCACTGATTTGCGTAGATCAAACAATAGCTTGTCATCCATCATGTAAAAATCGTTAGCTATGTTCTCTAATGGTTCAATTGTTTCAAGTCCAAGCATCTTGTTTATTTCATCCATTAAGACACTTTTCTTTTTCTCCCATGGAACAACGTAACCAAATTCCTGTCCCAATGATTTCAAGCGTGATTTGACTTTCGATAGATCATCTGCTGGTATATCAGGTTTATTACCAGCTCCCATAACTCTTGCACTTGCTGCTATTACACCATTTCTGTAAAGTGCTAAATTCCCATTTTTTAATTTAAAGGTAGGTAATTTATAAGCTGCTTTACTTTCAGGAAATCCTGATTCACCTTTATCAGCATTATTATCAAACCAAGAATGACATTGTGCGAATAATCTCCATCCACCCTTATTTATTATCGCATTACCATCAGCAGCACTAAATCCCCATCCTGATTCATCATCTTTACTATATTTACCAGGTTTCGCAGGTACAGTCATTAGCAACAAACCTCCATATTCAACGTCAACTTCCACAAAATAAAAAAGCTCCGATGACACTTTGGTACCTGACGCTTGGCGTCGTCCCAAAATGGAATCGGAGCTTCTTATACGCTCATAATTCTAAGCAATTACAGCTTTTTATAAAGCTACAATATCAGATTTTTTATCTCCATATATTTTTTCACCTAATCTATATTCAATGGTTGTAGTATGTTTACATTTAGACACGGGGCAACGCAGTGTTATGATCCCATTGTATAAAAACGCTGTCCCCATATATCGGTTACATTTTTCACAACGTAACTCAAAATAAGTATATCCTGTATAAAACGTGTTAGTATTTGACATCTTAATATTATAATTTAACCATAATAATATTAATGTCAATGAAAAATAACGATATGGGGAGTATAAAGGAATATATGGTAATTTATTGGATAATTTCATAATCATCTAAAAATTGCCACATTCCGCATTCAGGACATATCCAATCACAACAGCATTCTTCTCCATCTTCACCAATTATACAATCAAATTCCATATCTTCTTCTGTTCCTATACACCCACATTTAGGGCATTTATATCTTTCTTCGTTCATTTAAATCCATACCAAGAGTATTGTATTAAAAAGATGCTTGATGAGAAGTTGTTTTTATTTCTTTTATATCTTTAGCAGGTATAGCTATTTCTCCACCATATTCATCTTTTATAATTGCAAATTCTCCTTCATAGCGAATGGTTTTGGTATAACTACCTCCCGGTCTACCTTTATGTAAATATTCTTTAACGGTCCCATCTTTCATAGATACAATAATATTAGCCATTTTTTTCTCCTTTTAATATATCTTTTTCTTAATTTGTCTGATAATTTCATTAAACTTATCCGGTAAAAATCTTTTGTATATAACCACGTCTTCTAACTCTATAAATAAACCGTACTTATCATGCGATATCCGGCTCATTTTTAACGTTTTACCCTCATACTGGACTGGTACCCCTTGTATCTTATCATTAAACGATTTACTGGTTAGTTTAACGATTGTTTTAGCGTTTGTTGGAATAACAGGTTTCGGTAAGATTCCCTGCTCAATCATTGTCCTGAGATATTCTTTGAAAATAGGATCATCTTGTCTGTATGTTTTCCAGCCTGTTAATTTTCTTGTACGACTTTTTATATATAAACCTTTTTTATCTTTACCAGTTTTGAAATCGACTTTTGCGGGTTCAGTACCTAACTTGATTGTAAGTATACCTTCTTCGGGTAGTTTTATTTGTTTTATGGTTGCTAGGATGTAATTTAATTCTCTATCGGTAATATTTGTTATATTGGAAATTATTGTAATTTTTTCTGTAATTGTTTTTATTATTCGGTCAACTGACTCAATGATGCTGCATCTGCATAATGCATGAATTGGCGGTGATACTATACCCAAATCAGCAAGCTCTTTTGTACCTTTCAATTTACCATCTTTACCTGCAAAATAAGTTTTCTTCCCACTATCGGGATCTTTTATAAATAAACCTGCTGCCCTGCCTTTTTGAATACCTGATTGTGGATAAAGCTTAACTCCTTGTGGATATACTGGTTCAGATGGTTTCCAACCAGCTTTAGAAGCCCTACCACCATCAAACCCTATCCAGGGCATATGCTTTTTCATATCTTCAGGATTGGTTAATTCCATTGCTTGTTCAATTCTTTTGGTTCCCCATTCAGTTTTCCATTCCTTACCTTCAAGTTCAGTGCAGATAGGGCAATTATGTACTATAAATCCATTAGCAATAAACGTATGATCATCTTCAACTTCTATATCATAGACTTCTAGCTCATCCTCATATGACTTGTTTGATTCAACCTCAACCAATTCCCATCTATTCAGATCTATATCTTTCATTTCAATATTTTCCCCAGCTTTTTTAAATCCCTTTCAAGACATTCTTCCGATATTCTTATAACTTGAATTCCGTTATCTTTTAATAGTTTATCTTTTCTCGCATCTCGCTCCTTAATCCCTGGCTTGGAATGCCAATATGTTCCATCAGCTTCTATCGCCATTTGGTGTATGGGTAAGAAGAAATCAACTACAAATCGATTATACTGAACTTCATTTTCTATAAATACACCCTTTGATTCTATGAATTTTCTTACCTTTTTCTGGAACCTTGTTTCTCCCGTATACGATTTGTAGCAACCATTTGAACAAAATCGTCTGTGTACTATTTCACTGGGAACATATCTAAATCGTATTTTACAATTTTTGCATATTAAATATTGTGGAGGGCGATAACACTCTTCTGAACAGTAGGATCTTGTCTTATTAAGAATTTCTTTGGGTTTCGCTCTATATTTCTTGCCACATCTTTTACATATTTGATATAAATCTTCTGGTTTTAAACCTTTTAATTCATAATTTCTTCTACATTTTTCACTACAACATTTATATTGATTGCGATCAACATATATTTTTCTAACTTTTTTGTTTTTACCACAATTCTTACATGTAATTTCAGTCCAGTTTTTTCTTTGTCTGTATTTGTTATAACATTCTTGACAACAATAATTCATTCGTTCAATACTAAATTTACGATTTTGGAGTGGTTGCAAATGATATTCTTTTCCGCATTCTTTACATTTTCCACCTGTTTTTCGCTTTATAAGATAGTCACCCCTTTTTATATTTTTTGCTTCAACCCACATTATTTGATCATTGCGATAGATCATAATTAGGTGATCTGAAGTACATTCAATCTTTTTGTTTTTAGCTATTATTCGATTCATTTGACCTTTGTATTTGGTTTTTGAAATAGCTTTAACTCGTTTAAAACGCAACTGGTCAGTGAATACTTTCCATCCGGGTTGAATAGTTTCAATTGATTTCTCTTTTCTATCTGTAAGAACCTTTGTTCCCTTGGGGAAACACATTCTTTCATCTAGTGCAGCTTCCCATCTATAATAAGCAATTCCACGTTCTTGATATCCAGTAATATTTCCCCATGTCCTAGATCTATTCATTGCCGATGCACCAACAAGAGTATAATAGTTCAGTGGTGATCCTCTGAAACCAACCGGTATCTTTAACTCACCTTCAAAAGCATCTCTTAAAGCTTTACCCACTTCACGTCTACCAAGTCCGGATTCAATACCAACTTTACGTGTTATCTCAGCTATTTTGGGACCAATATTTTTACCATACTGGTTCCCTATCCAATACATTGTATCCCTTGTAAGATGATTCACAGCACGTTGATCAATTAATTGCCAACTCCATTTTAATCCACTGGGAGCAAAAGCAAGATCTTTTCCTTTAGTCCAGGATTGTGTTATTAAATTCTTTACAGCATCTCTTACCTGTGATCTGCCAGCTAATCCCGGACCCAGGTATTCAGTGAATGAATCAGTCATTAAATCTATTACACGTTCGTTAAGCTGTGCTGTACGTAAAAATTGGTTTGCTGTGAGTATTACATCTTGGACAGCTTTACTTACTTGTTCGTTCCAGTATTTGGTAAGTGTTGATAGAAACTGTCCATACTCATCAATAGGCGGTTTGATTGATTTGGTAAGATCTATCTGATCAACCAAATCTATTGCGAAAAGATCAATTTCAGTTATCAGCTTGCTTTGATCTGGGTTCAGTTCCAACTTCTGCATCAGGTATCACCTTTATTCCACAATCAGGGCTATATGAACTATCCCCGGGTTTGTGATTTCTACATATTTCGGGTCTTTCTTCATACACAGAACATTTGTTATCTTTTAATAGTTTGCAAGTATAATAATATGGCATTTTCCCATTGCTATATTTATTGGTTGTATTAAAATGATATGGATTTAATTTTCGCGCTGTTTTTCTTGATATCCTTTTCCAGTTTTTTATTATGAATTTCTCTTCAGGGATTTTGGGATTCAAATCCTTCTTTTTAAAATATTTTGGATAATATTCTTTAGTTTTTATATTATAACAATCTATATTAACAGTTGTACACCTGCAGCATAAACCACATTTTTTGCAGATATATTCTGGTTCTTTTTCTTTAGTTTTTAAATAAGTGTCAAATTCCAATTTTTTATTAGCCACTTTCTTCATAGCCCAAAGTAAAATATCTAAAGATAATTCTCCACATTTATCCATTAAATTGTTAATTTTCTCATGTTTGAATTTTATAAGATTAATTATATCTAATTTTTCCTGCTTGGTTAAAAGTGGAATATTATCTAAATATGATTTAAGTTCTTTATGTGTATCACATTTAATCATTGGTTTTGTATCTCATTGTATCATCACAATAATGTTTACCCATCACCGCTATCAGCTTACTTTGATTCGGGTTCAATTCCAGCTTCTGCATTTACTCTTCCAGTTCCTTTACAATACTTACATTTAGTTTCTTCATTAATTCTTTTTCTTTCTTTTATTAATTCTACTCGTGGATCATCATCATCGCAGATAATATTTTTAAAATCAGCATCATTATAAAAATAAGTGCCGCATCTCTTACATTTACTTATGTAGTATGCATATGGATAAAATATATGATCAAACGTACCGCATCTTGGACAACCACAATATGAATATCTATTTTTATTTTTCTTCAATAATAAAGTAACGGGTTCATCTTTATAATTATGTCCAAAATAATATTCAAATTCTGTATTACATTTAGGACAAGAAAAACCTGATCGATCTTCTTTATCTCGGTCAAGTAAAGATGGCTCATTACATTCTGGACAGAGAAATGGATATTCGTTTTTAATCATTTTAATACACCATCGATATTGAAAAACATAGCCCACATTCTATTCTATCACCTGGATATTTGTTTATTACCGGTATTTCATTATTACATCTTGGACATAATTTGGGTTCGTTTATTAATTCAGTAACTATGCCTTGTTTGTGAATACCTTGTTTTTTAAATTTATTTATAATTTCTTGCCAAGAATCTATTTTTATTTCAATATGTTCACAAGGACGGATGCGCATTTTACCCTTCCCACAGCAATAATGACATACATAAATAATTATTTCATCATTTATTGTTTCAAAAATATATCCAACACCACCACACCAAAAACAAATTTGTTCTTTTAATTCATTTTCCATTATTTTTCTTCTTCTGATATATCTTTATAAAATATTAATATTTATCTTTATCATCATTGTATAATTCTATCAATTGTTCCAAAAGAACATGTTTTGAAATTATATTCGCTATTTCACATATTGACTCACCTAAAGATGTATAAGGATGTTTTAAATTCCCCTTAACACCTAATTCTTCAAGTGGGATAGAGAAGCTACGATGATAATCTTCTAATTTGAGTTTATTAGTCATGACAACTCCTTATTATAAGTTCAACCAATAATGTTTACCCATCACCGCCAGTTTTGCATCTCCAGCAAGTTTCCTTCCAGGCAGGACGAACGGTTTGTCAACGCTAGCCTGGTACGTTGTTTTGTCGTTCCTAATTCATTAGGGTAAACATTTTATCTTCCTTGCCATTGACTAACCTCTGCATAACCAAATATATGTTTTGCTGGTCCCCAGCTATCAGATTTTGTTGTTATTTGAAAATCCTGACATTCAGCACATCCATTTACTACATCTTTAGGATTATCCTTATATTCACATTTTAATAAATCACAATGAGTGGCTTCTATACAGACTTTATGTTTCCTACACCATATGCTACAGGTATCTAGTAATTTCGGCATTGTTTTTCTGATTTCGGATGCAGCTTCATCGTGTTCCTGTTTTTCAATGATTATCTTGTGTTTGTCACGATAGTCGTCTGCTTTTTTCTGTAGTTGGCGATACGTCTGCAATTCATTCATAATATTTCTCCTCAGTGGGTTATTAACCCATTATTCACATTTTGTAGGTACATATTGTTTATCCATCAGTTCGTTTCTCATTAATACATGTATGCATCGATTGAACACAATAACTACAAATAAGAATATGTTTGATAATATCTGTAGAAACAATTTTATGAGGATTTATAAAAGCGTCTTCTGGATAATAAATATCAACAAAATCTTCTCTTTGAGTTCCACAAATATGACACCATAGATGTGAAGTTTTACCAGAATGGTAAATATATCTTGCCATTTTAAAACTCCTTATTTACATATCGTCGGTACATATTGAGAAATACCTGCGTTTTGTATTATTTCTTTTTTTTCTTCCTTGTACCATACTTATAGCCCATATACCGGCTGTAGGCTGCTTCAGCTTCTTTCTTACTGTTGTATTTATAAGGACCGTTTCCGATACGCCATTTACCGGTTTTAGGATTCTGTGATACTGGCATCAGTCTGCTCCTTTATCATCAATTAACCAATTATCTATAATCTTAATTACCTCTTTTTTACACTGTATTAATTCTTGAGAAATTATTGATACATATGAAGTTGCGTTAATTGGATTGTTGTTTATATGATATTTTAATAAATATTCATTTAAGATCATTTTAATATATGAATCTTTATAAAGTAATATTCTATTTAGTTTCCTACTACATGAATTACATAATAAAACCTTGTATAAATCAATATGATTTATACCATATGCATCATCACCACATTTTTCACATTTCACTAGTCTTACTCCAACTCCAAAGCTTTTGATTTTGAATCATCAATAATTCTTTTTAGTTCTTTTTTAGTTCCTCTAAATGCATACATATACATACCATCTTCTGGATCTTCAAACATGATAATTGACTTATCAGGTTCTTTTATAATCCACTGATAAATATCAATTATTCTTTCCGTGGCTTCAAATAGTTTTAAACCTCTTTCATATAACAAATCTTGAAAATATTCTTGTTGTACATAATCCATATCACCTTGGGCATCACGCCAATAAATTCTTAGTTCATTAGCTGGCATCAGTCTGCTCCTTTATCATCAGCCAATTATCGACGATATTAAATAATTGTCTTTCATATTTTATCAAGTTTTCTATTTTCTGTTTTATACCAATATCATCATTATTAATAACTTGATTTGCTAATTCATATCTTAATATTTTATGTTTTTTATATTGCACTGAATTAATTATAAAATACATAAATTTTCTCGAACAAGTGGTACATAAAAATAGTACGTATTTATCACATAATGTTATTCGACCAATTTCTTCAGGATTAATATTATTACACTTATTACATTTCATAGGACTCACAAACGGATTAAAGGACTAATTTTATCACTTTATCTTTTTCGGAAACTCCTTCTTAAAGTCAGGACATTTGATTTTATTTTGGTATAGATATTTTAAATGATTCACAAACTTCTCATCTTTCCTATCAATATCAAACTTTCCATGAGTTAAACACTGGTTAGCTACAGGACAACGCCAATCACAATCATTCTGGCATATCTTGATATGTTTCTTGATGAATCGTTCGAATTTAAAATCTATTTCTATTAGGGTCATGGTTTTATTTCTTTAAAATCTATCAGGTGTATTATCTTTTCATATCGTAAATTTATATTTATTTTTTGGTTTTTTATTTTTCATAAATTTATTCCTTTCTTAATAAATCCATAAATAATTCGCCTTTTGCAAAAAGTTCTAACTTCCATGGTGTTTTAATAAAATTATGATTTATTGCATAACTTGCATAGCCATAAATGTGGTGTAAAAGGTTTCATAGGTTTTTGACATTTGCAACATATAGGAACAGGTTCTCTTTTATATTTTTCCATTAGATTTTTACATTCTTCACATTTAAAAATACCAATACCATTTTTATCCCCCAACCCCCTATTAAAGGCTTTACAATAATAATGTGTGATAGTTCCAGGTGAACCTAAACCATCTTCCCAACCAACTTTCTGATCTCTTGAATAAAGTTGGTAGCAACCAGAAATAAGTGCTTTGGGATTCCATGATGCGCAAAGAGTTTCATGATCAGGTATTTCAATGATATTTTGAATACATATAAACATAATTCAATATTTTTTTATTAAAATTTGATATTAAATGTCAGGAGACAAATAATCATCTCCCGACACTTTAATAATACATCATTTTTTTGTCTGATTCATCTTATTTTCGCCAGGATCAGGATTCCATTGACAATCAACAGCAATATCAGTGTGTCTAATCGCTTGTTTACTAACCATATTCGCAGTTTCAACTGCATTTTGTAAAGCCTGATTAGCTATATTTTGTCTCACTTGATCATTCTGTTGGGCATCACTCAGAATCCTTGCAATGTGTGAACGTTGAAATCTTGATCCTTCTAGATATTCCTGTAGCCATGCATCAAACAGGTTCTTCATGTTCACTTTCCAAGCTTCATCCATTCCAATTTCAAATTCTCTTTCTTTTTTTTCTCTTTCCATATTTATCTCTTTTTTAAAGTGTTAAAAATTATTTTTCAATAGTGACATTAAATCCACCAAACTTACCCGCAGCTTTAAGTAGTCCAACTGTTATACCCAGTTTCCAGCTCCATTTTTTTTTACCTTTCCAGTTGACACCCGCTTTAATAGCCTTGCCTTCATCATATACGTCTAAGTTGATTTCGAATTTTTTGTCTTTACTCATTGTATTCTTTTGACAGTATTGATTTTAAATTTTGTAAGTCATCTTCCCATCTTTTTTGATCATCAAGCATATCACCGATCAGTTCCTCGAGTTGAAGAATACGTTCATCATTTTTTTCTGTTAATCTTTCAAATTTCTTAATAATTTTTTCTAAAGATCTTTTACTAAGCATTTAATCTTTCCCTTTTCCTTTCGTTGTATTTTCAAGATGATTATATTTCCATTTCTGTAACTTGCTCGTTTTCTAATGATGTTATAATAAGCTTATTAAAATTATCTTCTTTTAAATATCCAATCATGTGACAAAAACGGCATACCATATTATTATTCGATAATACGAAACATATTCTTGATATATTCCAAACTCCTTTTTGTGCTATTTTATAAGCTTCATCAAATGTTTTACAATAATATAATCTTGCCTTCATTCCTGTTTTTTCAACCAATATATCTTTTGCTTCCAATGGAGTTTCCCATATTGAATCAAGATAAACCTTATATATAATTTCTTCGCAATGTTTAAACATTTATTTTCTTTAGCGGGGACTGGAGTCGAACCAGCTTTTCAGGGCTTATGAAACCCCGATGATTACCGAATCCCCCGCATGATGTTTTATTAAGGAAGAATAGTAATTGGACTTGAACCAATACATAAGGTGCGACCTCCGCTCTACCGTTGAGACGTATACTATTTTTCCTTTAAAATTCCTTCTCATACTCCCTGATATAATCTATTATAGATTCAGAAAAACCATCTATATGCATCCATTTGCCATAACCTACACCATGTTGATAGGAGCCAACATTAACCATATATCCTCTACTCTGTGGATCTGGAACCTTATCATGAGATTGTTCATCAGTGAAAATTATTAATCTATCATATTGTTTTGGAACATCCACAAGAATATTTCCATATTTAAATGTTTTGGTTCGATTAAGCGCACTAACCGCTGCACCAAGATATGTACCGTTATGATGCTGTGAATTAATAATAGCGTATTTAAGAGCAAAACCTCTCCTAGATGGGACCATTTCAAGATAATCGGAAAATGTAAATATCATTACATCTTCACATATTTCTCTTAAAAGTATAGCTAATGCACAAGCAGCATCCATCCTAGTCATTTCACTTTTTTTAGATATTGTTCCGTAATCCATGCTTCCTGATACATCAACCAATAATATAGTTTTGCCATTTAATTTTTCTTGTGAATTTAGACATTTTAACATCGCCTGTTCTATTCCAACTTCCAATTGTGGGACATGTTTTGCTGCTGCAATAAATCTAAATGGTAATACTTTAGATACTTTTATATTAGTGAGTGCATCTTTAATTAATTTCTCATCAACATTCTCTTTATAAAAGTTTCGAAGATTTCTCAATACTGCCATTGCACCCATTCTATTTTCTATCAATAATCGTTCCCAGGCTTCTTTTTTATTTTCTCCTTTAGTTGCAGATAATTTAACTTCCCATGTATCAGGTGCTTCTAATGTCCCATCAATTAGCTTTTTCCAAATAGATTCCTGCTCTTTATCTTTTGGCTTTGGATGCGAAAGAAACATTACATCCTTTAATTTCACAAACGTATTTCTGTTATATTTAGCTAATTGATAACTATCAAACTTGGTAAATGCTTTGCCCAACCCTTTTTTAACTTGTGCTGATAATGGTTGCCTTTTCTCTTTCCAATACAATGCTAAAAATTCAGACAGTTCATCTGCCCTTTGTATCACATGTTCAAGTGTTTTAGATACAAGATGTTTATGTGAATCGTATTTAGCCATTTCCCTTACAAGATATAAGGGAACATGTCTAAGATGCATTTTATCTCTTGCTTCGATTGCATATTCAGCAACTATTTGTGGATCAACTGAAGGAATCAATGCTGATATTCTATCAGTTATATCTTCTCCATTTTCATAAAATTGATCTTCCCATAACATAAAAGCCATAACAGAACGTTTTAATTCCATTTCTGGTTTGATATTTTTTGCCGGTGCGCCCTCATGAGTAAATTTTGTTGGGTGTTTTGCTGCGTTAATTCTCATATACCACCTCTCTTATGTGTTTTTAGGATAAGTTTTGCTAGGGAATAAGCGATTAAGGTTCCACGGTACGTTTTGGAGTTCGAAGTACCCATAATCTTCGCCACTAGCAAATAATTAAAGTGTTGAGGAACAAGCGAAAAAAGTATATAGCGCTCTACCAACTGAGCTACACCAACCGAAATTGGTGATAGGATTCGAACCTATGACCTCTCGATTTATCATTCGAAGTAACTCTTTTCTTCACCATCAACACATCCTTCTTTGGAAGAAGTTGGGGAATAATCGTTTAGAGTCTTTTCTTGAACGAAGTATCTCTAAACATCACCACCAACTAACCTTAAATTAAATATTTTTACTATCGTTGTCAAGTATTTATTTTTTTTATTTACCTATACTAACTATTTTTTTCTACCACCACCGCGACCTCCACCTTTTCCACCACCGGGACCACCTGATGGACATTTACCAGTATTTCTTCCTCTTTTACCACCTCCTGGTTGTCCTTTACCTTTACCACTACCATCTCTTGGTGGAATTCTTCTACCATTTTTCAATATCTTTTCCATTATATATTCACTCCTTTTTTTATTTTCTCCCATTCATCCCAATAAAAATTAAAATCATCTTTTAATTTAAATTTAAGTTCTTCATGCTCATCATATTCTTTTGACGCTATATAAATCAAATGAGTAACAAAATATATTGATTTACATCCATGTACTATCCCATGTGGTACTTTAAGCACTTTCGGTGGGTAACTATCACCCAACGTTATAATCATTTCGTTTTTATATGTAGGCGAATTTTTCCTTATATCAATAAGTTTAACAGCAAGATTACCAACTGGAACATACCACCATTCTTCCTGTGTTTGACAGATATGCCATGCTTTTATTGTTCCTCTCCCATACATAGTAACATGATTAAGCTGTGCAAATCCTTCTGTAAAAAATGTATCAGAATGACGTATTATTTCAGTAAACTCACTTTTATCAGCGGATCTGTGGGTTTTTAATAGTTTTACTTGTACGTCTTGTATCATTGTGATGTTATTTTTTCCTTTCTAACCCATCCCATTTTCTCCATTTCTTTTTCTGGTATATCTTGTATTCTTATATCCTTTTTTATATGTATGAATTTAATATTGTGTTTTTGCGCTAATTCTCTAAATAAATTCTCATAATATTCATCTTGAAAAATTGATTCATCAGAATTAATTAATAGTAAATCACCAGGTTTTGTATCTAATTTATCAAATCTAAATTCTGCTTCTTTTGTAATTCTTTCCTTTTTCTTTTTATCCAATAAAATTTGAACTATTTTCGAACCATACTTTTTTCCATATTCTTGAGATATTTCATAAAAAAGAGCATTACCAATACTATAATTACCAGAAAGTTTACCATAAAGCCCTTTGAGAAAAGAATCTTCAATCCCCTTTATGAAACCCTGTACAATAGAAACCATAATATTATACGTATGAAAATCGTGTAATCTATTGATAATGCTATCAAATTTTTCATTTATAGTTTTTTCTGTTTTACTCTTAAGCATTTAACATCTCCTTGGGTTTGGGTTCATCACTTTGTCTTCCCTTACCGGTTTAATCTCATAATATTCGTTGCAGTTGGAACAATATGTTAATACGTGTGTTTTACCTTCCGCATCAGAATATGTAGTTATTATAGCCATATCTCTACTACATACAGGACAGGTATACTTATTTAATCCATTTATTTCTGAACATGACATCGGTTAATCCTAATGCAAGCAAATCAACTGTATCCTCATCATCAAACTGTAATTTTAATTCCATAGCAATTGCATGTAATATTTCGTGAAAAATAGCGTGCCACACATCTTCAAAGTTATATCCATTATCGTAGATAGATATTTCTTTCATCATAAAGTCTATGTGACCCAAATATGCTTGGTATTTACTGGGATCAACTTCTCCTGGTGTATCATAATACCCTATCTTGTAATTTTTACCCAGAATATTAACTGTTTTGGGTTTCATTTTTTTCTCCCAAAATAACTTCACAATTCATCCATGATATTTTACTGGCTAATTTAATTAATATAGTTGATAACCACATTCTAAATTGCCATTGTTTATAATTCTTTATATATATTTTTATGCCAAGATTTTTTGCTAATTGTTTAGAATCAAGCGTAGTTTCTAGGGGTATATCCATTCTTTTAGGTTTCATAAATTTATCTCCAATAATTTTATAGCCATCTTTTTGCATTTTTTAAGGATTCTTTATCATTTGGATATTTCTTTTTATGTTTTTCCCTACGTCTCTGAACATTCTGCCTTGTGCGTATATTCTGAAGTGTACGTTGTGGTTTGTTTTTATCTCTGCCTATTTTCTTTGCGCCTCCACTACCTCTATCTTTTCTTCCTGAACTCATTATTTAATCAACTCCCTTAATCATTTAATTCAACTTCCAAGTCTACCAATTCTTCTTCTGATTCAGGTTTAGTTTGTTTTCCTACCATTTCCAATATACTCTTTTTTAGATCATGAAGCGATTTAACTGTTTTCTCTTCCGGTGTTTTATTCGCTTCAACCTGTTCTTCTGGTGTTCCAGCTAAATACGCTAATGGTTGCTTATTAGTATCAACCAATATAGCTTTTCCACCTTCCACTTCCACTTCATCGAAGAACGTGAATCCTAATTGTTTTGCAAATGCTCTCATTTCGTCAGTATTAAATCTACCGGCTTTCTCCATCTTGGTGAAATATTCTACATCTTCACCGGTTTTGTCTATATCGAATGATTTAAATTGGATCTGCCAGTTATTTATATTCAATCCTTTATCGCTCCATACAAGATTCTTATTAATGCGGTTTGAAAAGTATTTCTGTCCAGGATCAATAACATGTTCCTTGAATTGCACAAGTGCTTGTTTAGTTCGTGTACCTCCTAATCCTTGTGGAGTAACTATTTGAAGTAAATCCAGTGGTACACCTTCTGCTCTTGCTACTGATAATGCACTGTTATATATTAACTTCTCCCAACTACCTTCCTTAATATCTGCATCTAATCGCTGTATTTCTATTGATACACCACTTGGTAATCTTAACCATAAGGATTTGCCGACATTACTATTACCTTTTATTGATGCAGTTATATAATTTTGTATAACTTCTTCATCCTCATGAGTTAATGTATCGTCCGGACCGGATAATAATATCAACCATCTTGCCATAGCATGATTCTGAAAAAAGTAATAATTATATTCTTTTGCTTTCTCCAAAATTTCCATATCAACTGTACATGATAAACAATCCGGTAATCCATACCTTTCACTTTGTGTATGATATTTCTGAAAATCAAGTATTTCAGTTGCTTCATCTTCTTCAAAATACTCTTCTTCCTTAGCCACCAACTCTTCTGCTCTTTCACTATCAATTAAAATATTATGACTTTCCCTGAAATGTTTCTGTATCTGTTCCGCTGTGAGTGGAAACTTACCAGATGCATAACTCATCGGAATATCATTATCACCAAACAGCTTAAAATAACGATAAGAATCACCTACCTCTTGGATAAACCCTATACCATCCTGTCTTATTCGCATATCTGTTGCAGAAGCATGGTTTAACTGTGCAAGTTCCTGAGTGGTAAATCGAAGTACTTCCATATATCCACAACCTATAGCTTCATAATCTATCGCTGTTCTTCTAAATATTTCATTTGTTGGTGTATGTGGATTAAGATTATCAATTCGTTCCCATATACGTTTTTCTTCTTTTTCTAATGATTCATCACCTTCACGTTTACTTTCTGTTTCTTGTCCTTCAACTGGAATTATTTGTAATTCAGATATAATTGTACTGGCTTTCAAATTCACTGCTGCTTCATGTTCAGTACATCTCACCATATAATCAGCTAACCAAAATAAATTATATGGCGGTTTAATAGCATCAGTACCTTTGTAATCAAATTTATCCTTTTTAATAAGTCTGCTAACTTGTTTACTTTTACCAGTTTGTCTTGCTGTTTTTATATCACCAAGAATAATTGCTTTTCTTAATATTGGATCTTTAACTGCATCTGCCATTTTCTGCCTCCACATTCCGATTCAGTTTTAACGATTGATAATATGAATATAGTTTATCGGTATTCCATTTTTTTATTTTTCCACATCGATTACACGTTATCTCTACTTCTGAGCTTATTTGTACATAATCTAATATCTTTAAATCATATAATTTAATTTCATAATCTATGTTTTCACAGAATTCACATTTATCCCATCTTAATAAACGTTTAAACCATAATCCAAATTCTTCTATGTCATTTATAAACTTCATTTTATTGTTTCATTATTTCCACTAATTTATCGGATAGTTTTTCCCAATATTTATTTTCTTCTAATAACCGGTTTCTTTCTTTTTTATAATACTTTATTTGTGTATCTATTCGTTTGTATTCATTAGCTTTTTTTAAAGCTAGATTATGTATTTCCATCAGTTTTTTTTCCATAATTTATCCTCTAGATAATTTAATAATTCATGATGTGAACTACCTTCATAGCCATGATTTTTACATATTGCTTTAAATTCTGCATAATATCCTCTAAAAGTAAGTACATCAAAAAATAAATCCTTGGCTATTCTCCTTAGTTCATCAATATTTTCTGTATATAAAATATCGCTTAATAATATTTGTTCCATTATTCCTTCCTGATTAAATAATGATAAAGTAATATTCCGATACTAAATCCATAACTTCTTTTTATCAAATCTAATAATAATTGGTTATAATTATATTCTATTGCAATTATTTCTATTAGTGTAAATATTAAATAACTCATAATTGAATAACTTATAAATTTTATAACTTTCATCCGAATATCCTTGCCCTTCTACCAGTAAATGTTCTATATACTTTCGCTTGCCAGGCTATGAACTCATACACACTGGAATGCATATAATGATCAGGTCTCTCAACAGTTGTAGGTTTACCTTGTTCATCAACACTGCCACCTACATAAAGATATGATTTATTACCGGTTTTAGGATCAGTTTTCTCAATCTTAGTCAAAGCACACATCTGATCATAAAAATCTTCAATATCGTCTATATTTTTCGGTAGCACCTGTTCTCTACCTTCTAATTCAGCATGTACATGATCAAGTGCAAGTGTGCGATTTACCTTTACTATTGGTTCTTTAGGATCAAAATCACATATTCGTCCACCTTTTATTGGAGTATAATAAGCTAACCATACTCTTCCTTTGTATCGTTCCTGAAACTCTTTAGCTTTTCTTGTTTCTGGTAATGCATCGATAATACATACATCCACATCATATAGTCGCATCAATTTATCCAGATCCTCAAATTCTTTAACAGTTCCTATATATCGGGCAACCTTCCGTTCATCCACTAGTTCACTTATTCTCACGTGTAGGACTTTTCCAACGTCAACACCCATTCTGCAATGGTTTCCAATTTCAGCAAGAACTTCTTTATCGGTTGCCCGACATGCATCTAAAATATCACGTGTCATTTTGGAACCTTTGGGATTGTATGGAATCCCAATATCCTGCCAGTAAAATTCCATTATATTAGTGCGTGGATCATTGTATTTCTCAATAATTTTTAATGCGTTAGTTCTGGGATTCATCATACCTACTACATGATAACCGGTTATATCGGATTCAGGAACAGTTTTAATCCACATACCTTTTGTTGGATTAAGTTTACCGTCACACTTGTGTTTATCGCACCAATATCCATCCTGTGGTGGATCTATTCGAAATGATTGTGGAAATCTTAGTGTTTGTTCTTTACGACATTTGGGACATTTAATAAACCATTGGCGCATATCACTTTTTGCATATTCAGCATCTATTCCAAAATCTACATATGTCGGTGCACTCAGTTTCCTTTTCCACTGGTATGCACTTGATAATAAACGTTTCTCTATAGTATCGATACTGTTTTGAATCATCTGATCCAATTCATCCAACACAACCATATCAGCGTTTATACTGATTATTTGGTTTCTATCAACTGAACCTCTAAAATATAAAAAAGCACCACCAATAGATTTCATTCCTATATCATCTTTGGAGTACCTGGATTTACCTATTAACTGGTTTATATACATTGAGTTCTCTATAACAGGATTAACACGTCCTGAAACAAAATTACCTATTTGTGCTGCAGTAGGAAATGTATATAACACAATAGCACCATACTGATCAGCATGATAAATTGATTGTGCGATTGCCCATTCACTTATACCCACTTGAGCACTTTTCATTACCACTATCTCTTTATCAGTGCATTTATATAAGTCTTTAAGGTAGGGTTTATCAGAAAATACCAGTGTTCCCTGTGGTGCTCTATTACTTAATGGTATGCGATAATATTTATCAATCCATTTTCTGAAAGAAATAATATCAGAGGATTTTCTTTGATTTTTATATATATTAACTGTCCTCTGGTATACGTAATTGAGCGATTCTTTCGATGAGTTTGTCTCTAAGTTTAGCATCCGGTACTATTTCCTGTATGATATGTACGTACTGTTTCAAAACAATATCGATTGTTTCGTACGTCACAATATGCCTTTCACCGTGTTGCACTTTATTAAACGTTTCCAGTTGTTTGACATACATGTTTAATCTATTTATAAGAACATCACCCATCTCCTGAGTGAGTGTTTCCTCAGATATACGTTCTCCTAGATGCTCTATTATTGAATATGTGGTAGCAAGAATATTTTCCCACTGTAAATATCTTTTATCCTGTTTAACTTCTTCAATCTTTTCAGCAAGTTCCTTTACTAATACCTTGCTGTATTTACCGTGTTTTAATGGTCTACCCACATGATGAGTCTTACAAGTCAATTTCCCTTTCATCCTATATTTCTGGCAAGGATTACCACTTTTGTTTGTGCCTGTACAAAAATATTTTGGATTTCTGACAGTCTTTTTCCTTGTCTTTTTTGCCATAATTTATTGTAAATATTTTTATTCCATGAATAGCTATTCATCAATCTCTTCATATATAACTCTTACTTTTTTATTCTTTCCGAACAACCAGTGTCTTGCCATACAATCTTTCTCACAAACAAGTAATCTATATTTCATATGAGGATTATCTTCACATTTCGCTACATGACACCTAAATCCTTCTATTACTACTTTTTTATTGTTACCTTTACGTTTCTTCTCTATAAATTTATCCAAATCTGCTTTTTTAAACCTATATCTTTCACCTATTTGAATATATTCAATTCCACCCTCACGACACATTTTTTCTACTGTCTTATGGTGCAGACCTAAATAATTAGCTGCATCCTTAGTGCTCATCAACTCAGCTACTACATCTGACATACTACTTCTCCTTCTCAAGCATTTTTATCAATTGACGAATAGTAACAACAATAATTCCAGCTACAATCACATCTATTAATTTTAATAACCATATTATTTCTTGCATCCTCCACACCCCTGCGATATATATTCCTGAACAAATCTTAAATGTTCAGTTCCTTTGGGCCAAGCTTTTATAGTGCGATGTTTTTTAATATCACCATAAATAACTATCGGCAATTGTCGTAAGGGTAAACCATAAGAATCTAATATCCAACCAGGTGTGTTCGTAATATCTATTAACTCATATTCGATTTCATTAAGCATCAAATCCTCTTCAGCTTCCATACATTTTATGCAATTGGGTCTTACAAATAATATTATTCCTGCCATAATTTATATTCAGAGCGGGGGTGACCACTCCCCCCGCTCATCCCAGAAAGGAGGAGAATTGTAGGTAGCAATGAAAACCAATAAACTCCACTACCTATCATCTCTGTGAACGAAAAAGTCATGTGTATAGTAAATGTATCTTTTATTCAACTGGTATTGCATCTGGTATATCTGGATATTTTTTCAAGTGCCAGAACGCTTCTTCTACTATCCAATATGCTATTTGTCCCCAAATAAAACGTCTTGTTTTTCCAAAACCACTACAAAATTCATCCAGTAAGTCATCCACCAGCTCATGACATTTGTCCTTGTCTTCATAATTAAACTTTCCATCTTCAAAAATGGCCATTATCTTCATTATGAATTCAATAATTTTAAACTTACCCATAATTTTTTCTCCTTGCACTATTTTTGTTTAACCTTCTCTAGTGGTGGTGCTACCCATTC